CTGCCTTATAAGGTCGTGATGTTCGCCGACATCGCGGCAAGGGAGCCTGACTTCGGTCAGGATTATCGCAGCTATTCTGAGAAGGAGCAGGCCTATGACTACTGGCAAGCCTGATGTCCCCGGCTTTGTGAAGCTGGGTGATGCAGCCAATGCGCTGCTTGAGAAACTGAAACGGGATCTTGAAAAGAAGGAGACGAAGTGATGGGCTACCATGTTGCAAGAGCGAACGCCAACCCCCGTGAAATCTGGGGCCACCGCTTCACCAATCTGCGTGACGCAATGGTGACTGCCGAGGAGCTGACCAAGAGCCGGGGCGAGGCTCACACTGTCTGGGAGATGAAGCCGCTCTGGACGGCTGAGGTGAGGGAGGACGTGGCGTGAAGGCCGGGAAACTGGAAGCAAACTATTCCACCGGGGAAGGCCGCGTTGTTTTTAGCAGCGACTTCTTTGACAAGGGGCCGAGCATGAGGGCGGACATCCTTCTCGACTGGATGAATCATCTCAACAAGCTTTATAAAATTGCATTGATGGAGGTTTACGAGACGAATGAAACACAGATGGTTCCGTGATGTGAAGCGGACGCTTGAGATGCACGGCTTCAAGGTGTTGGGCTGCGAGGACAGGGGGAAGCATTCCCGCATCCGCATCAGCAAGGATGGCATCACCTGTTTCGTGATGACATCCGCCACACCGAGCGATGTGCGAACACTCAAGAACCTTGTGACCACGGCCAAGCACATGATTGTGCAGCAGTCGGGTTTATAGGGTGAGCGTCTATACAGCAAACCACTACGGGGTGGGGATGCAGATGTTCGACCATCTGCCTCCCCGCCTGCGCCAGCTCGCAAGAGAAAACCGCGATGTGAACGTGGGATTTATTCTTGTTGCGCTTGATGACGGAATGAGCGAGGATGAGATCATCCAAGCTGTCAAAAGGGGAGACAAATGGTTGACGAAATGATGACAGGTTTTGAAGGAAGGCCCGTGCTGGTGCGTACAAAGCACGACCTTTTCGGCGCAGTCATGGCCGGGCAATGGCACGACAGGCGCAGCGCAATGGCTGGGCCTGTGGTTCGCACGGCGCATGGGGAATACATCAACATTGATTGGAAGCGCATTGTGCGCTTCACTGACACGGATGAGATCCCGTGGCAGATTTGGAGGGAGGAAGTGGAATGATTGGTTGGGTTATTTGTGCTTGGCTTGCGTTCGTTATCGTGAAAGCAACACTGAATGTGGAGACTGAAAAGTGAATGAACCGACAGACAATGACGTTGTGAACATCTTGGCGGAGGTGGAACCAATCGCCAAAGACATTGCAAAGCTCTTGATTGAGCGCACGGGGGGCAGCGGGGGCAAGGTTATGATGACCTTGGCTGCCGTTCTTGGCTATCTTGAGACGCAGCACGAAGGGACGATTGATGATGTCTCTGAGGCATCCGTCCTGCTCGCCAATAACTACAGGCGCAATGCAGCGAAACTTAACATCCACCCCGGCGGGGATGGCATCAACTAAAAGAGAAGGGCGGGAGATGATCCCGCCCTTTTTTTCATGCCTGCCGTGTGAACGGCTTGACGTTGTCTTGTTCTGCCTCTGTGGCAATCTCTCCGGCCAGCGCAATGTAAGCTGCCGCATCTACATAGCTGTCCACATGCGTGTCGGTCTTGGACAGCCTAGCAATCTTCAGCCACGCCATGGCGCGTGCGACCTGATGAGCGTTCACTGGAACGCCAAAGATCACCGACCATCCCACAGCAATATCTTCATGGTTCTTCTTGGCTGGGCCGTAGTCCTTCGCCCTGTCCCCGTTGATGAGGTCGCTTGCCGTTTTGAGGATCTCGTCCCGCGTCATTCTTCTTCTCCAGTTCTACCATGCTCACAATCATCCCCTTCGGGATGGCGATGCGACCACCAGTCACGGGGTCATCATCGTCTTGATACAAGTCGCGGACAACCACGACATGGTCTTTCTTCTTGGCATACAGGATGCCGACAGTCGTCACCTGAACAGGCTCGATTGACGGGTCTCCATGCTTCCACTCGTTCGTGTCCTCAAGGACATCCTTCCAAATGATGGCGACCCAAGGCTTAATCGAGGAGGCCTTTGCCTTCCTCTTCTTCGCCCGGCTGGTAGCCGTAGTCGGCGTATCTTGTCGTTCCGACATCATAATAAAGCCTCGTTTCCCCTTGCTTTCCAACCCAGCTAAACCGCACCTTCCAGATGTGGATCTGCGCTTCCAACGGGTTCTCGTCCGGGATGCGATGCACAGTCATGCCGCAGTCGGCTTTGGCAAACCAAGCTGCGGAGCCAGAAATATCATAACCCTTCGGCACTGGCAACTTGCCGTCCTGCCCACGCTGGAGCTTGGTCGGATGCGCCACAAACCAGATGTGGATCCCATGCGCCATGCAGAACGACTTGATACGGGTCAGCATGTTGCTGATCCACTCTGTCTCCGAGACATCACGGGGCCGCTCAATGAAATTGTAGGGGTCGATGACCGCCCCACGCACGCCCATCCGCATCACCGCCGCACGCAGGCGGGACAGGATGCTTTCAAGGTCAGACAGGCCACCATCCTCCTGATGGAGGAACACGAAGTGGTCGTTCACCCAATCCAATGCTGCCTGCATATCATACTGATCCATGCGCCGTGTCGGCCCCTCGAAGAAGGGCTTCCGCGCACGCTTGGCCATGAGCTTGGCAATGTGCAGCCGGGGTTCATTTTCAAATGAGCAAATGGCGAACGACATGCCCTGCTCCTCGGCGAGGTTCACCATGATCTGGTCAACGAACTCCGACTTGCCGGACGAAGGGACGCCAGTCACCACAGTCATCTGCCCCGGCACGATTGTGTAGAGGTCGTCTACGTTCTGGTATCCAGTGGAGAAACCCCGCCCGACACCCTTCTCATACAGCTCGAAGATCTGATCCTTGAACTTCTCCGCGCCATACAGGCCATTGATTGGCCACGGCTCGGGGCTGGCAACGATCTTCGTCAGCTCATCCATGCCGAGCTTAATCAGGCACTCGTTCGCATCCTTCACACCTTCCGGCCAGTGGATGCGCCAGCAGCGATCCTTGCCTACCCGGCGGGCGATCTCTTCGGCGAGAGCTTCACCCTGAGTGTCGGCATCGGCAGCAATGATGATGCGCTTCGCGTTGTCGATGAGATCCTTGGCAGCCCACAGGAAGCGGAACTTGCTGTCCTCCTCCGGCGTGATCTTGCCATCCACGACCTTCATAGGCGCGCCATTCGGAACCGAGACAGCATTGATGCCCGCCTCAGCCATGGCGATAGCATCAAGCTCACCTTCCACGATCCAGAAGTCTCCGCCCTGCTGCATCCGGTTGATGCCGTAGAACGAAGGAGGTGACTGCCAGCAAGTGAAAGCCTTGCTCTCGATAGAGCGGATCTTTGCCGAGACAATGAGGCCATCGGCATCAAAATAGGGGAAGCCTACTGCGTCCTGTTCCTTACCCACAGATGGGAAGAACTGCCGGGTCGCGAAGAGACCAAACTTGTCAGCCGTCTCGCGAGAGATGTGCCGCACGGACGACAGCCATTCGTAGTGTTTGTCCTCCAGCTTGGGGCAGTCTGCGGGGTTCCTGCGATTGACGGGTTTCTTCTCAGCGATAGCTACCACGTTATTCAATTTCCTCTCCCCCCTGCTTTCATTCGTGTTGATCGAGCCTTTGACGCCGCAGTGCTGGCAGTTGTAGACAACGCCATCTTCATCGCGTTTCACAGACAGGCAGCGATCATGTTTGTTGGCAGCCTTACGTTGGTGGCTGCAATACGGGCAAGTCATACGGGACTGCCCATAGCCCTTAGTCGAGCGGAGGATTTGACCCTCCTCAGATGTCAGCGAAAGCGCAAGCATAACTCCTCCTAGTGGCTCACACTGTAACCCGAGTGGCTCACCCTGTCAAGATTTTTTGGGTAGCATTCACGGACTTGGCTTCACTGACTTGGCTCAACCCTATTGCTCTTGAGTTCAGACCGATGACTGATAAGCGGATGACAGCCATGGTGAACCAACCCCGCCTGCCGGAAGCAGGAGGGTTGGTCTGCCATGTGATTGGTCTTGCTCTTTGAGACGAGCCGCCGACCGACAAGGATGATCTGCCAAGCACCGCGATCATCGCTGCATCTTCTTTCAAGGGATGGTGTTCCCCTGCTGGCCCCTTCAATGCAATTGCAGACTCAGGGTGTCGCTTTGGCCAGTACCCACAGTAACGACATATCTCATTGGCCCTGCCGTTTGTGACCGACAACCAGTGAGCAGCAACGTATTCCCAAGGTAGCACGCCGGGTGTCAGTCCATCAAGATGTCAGGATCCGAGTCCCTGTCCTTGTCGATCTCGCCAAGGTTGTCCTCAATGTAGGAACGAATCAGGAACCTGAATGACATGGCCTTTCGGAATGCAGCCTGCTGGCTCTCAGCCCCGAGGATTGCGTTTAGATCATGCCTGACCTGCATTGGGGACATACCTGCCATGTCGCAAACGATCTCAAAGTCTTCGCTTCTCATCCATTCGACCACCTCCCGCTTGACTTTGGGATTGGTTGACGCTGCGTCAATTGCACACTGCATGACGACCGAGATCCAAAGCCGCTGTTCTGGTGTGAAGATTGTGTCATCGCCCTTGGTCAGCGGGGCATAGATGCTGGGTTCCATCAGAGTTGCTCCACTGTGATTTCTGAGCGTGGGTTTTCTTTGTCGAGGCCCCAATACGCATGGCGTTCTTTGACCTGTCGGTCGTTCTCGTAGATGCAGTCTTGCATGAGATCGAGGATGAGGGACTCATCTAGGTCTGGGCGGCGGGACGCATACCAGATCTTGAGGGTGACGCGGAGGTCGCCCTTCATAAGCGGGTCAAGGACGGGGCATTGAGCCTTGAACGCCTTGCTGTAGTTGAGGGCCTTCTCGCTCTTAATGAAGAACTTGCCCGTCCAGCGGCGTGAGTTCGCTTTGGATGCGGGTTCACCAAGGATTGTGAAGGTAATTGGTGTTGACTTTTCAGATGTTGGCATGTAGTCCTGTAGCCCATGGAAATCACGAACCGCTACAATCTGCCGTCTGCCATCCTGAACAACGCCCTGAATGATGAATATTCACGGGGCGATTCCGTGATGTCGGTCACTCAGTTGCTGAACTCGCCACGCATCGTGTTACTACAACGTGTAAACGAAAGCAAGATGGTGACGGACGTTGTGGATCGGCTGCCGTCCATCCTTGGGACAGCTCTCCATAAGGTCTTGGAAAAAGGGGCAAATCCCGGTGAGATCGTGGAGGAAAGGTTCTTCCTCGACATCCTTGGCTGGCGTATCAGCGGGGCTGTGGATCTCCAAATCCCGAAGACTGACGGGTCGTGGGAAGTCAACGACTACAAGCTGACCTCGGTCTATTCCGTCATGTCTGAGAAGTGGGAATGGGAAGCCCAGCTCAATATGTATGCCTACCTGATGCGGGAGTCCGTTGGCCGCAGGGTTTCCTCGATGAAGATCGTGGCCATCCTGAAGGACTGGAGCCGCAAGCAGGGGACATTCAAACCCGGATACCCAGAAGCCCCGGTGGTGATGGTGGATGTCCCAGTTTGGGACGATGCCCGGCAGAAAGAATACATCGAGGGGCGGGTTGCGCTGCATCAAAAGAATGCAGAGGCCCTTGACAAGGGTGAGCCAATCGACTACTGTTCGGATCAAGAACGCTGGCTTCGCGGTGAAACGTGGGCAGTGATGAAAAAGGGCCGCAAGTCTGCGGTCAAACTGTTTGACACCGAGGAAGAAGCTGATGACTGGATCTCCCGACAAGAGGATGGAAGCTCTCTTGCAAGACTTCACCGACCCGGGGAACCAATCCGGTGCGCAGGAAACTACTGCGGGGTTTCTGCGTGGTGCAGACAATGGCTTGAGCAATCTGACCAAGGCGCTGGTGAAGGCCCAGTCGGAGCTGAAGAACGCCAGCCTGAACAAGACTAACCCGCACTTCAAATCCCGCTACGCTGATCTTGCTGAGATCCGTGACACTGTGATGCCCGTGCTGTCCAAGCACGGCATTGCTCTTGTGCAGTATACGCAGATCGGATCGGCGGGGTTCTATCTCGTCACCCGGTTGATGCACGAAAGCGGTGAGATGATTGAGAGCCGCTTCCCCCTTCCCGACAACACCGACAAGCCGCAGCAGATGGGCAGCGCGATTACATATGCGCGCCGCTACATGATGGCGGCGATCTGTGGCATCACGGCGGAGGAGGATGACGATGGCAATGCGGCGCAGGATTCCAATGGTGGGGGACGCACTCGCCCCGCCGCCACCGCCCCCAAGCGCGGAGCAACCGAAACAGCAGACGGGATCGTCCTTTAACCCGGACAAGCCAGAGGAATACAACTGGGCGCTTTATGAGGAGTTGATGGTGGCCTGCCTCGTAGTGCATAGCTCAGTTGATGGTCTGGTCGATATGTGGAAGGCTAACGCCAACATGCTCGACTGGGCGAAGAAGGTGGCCCCGGATCACTGGCAGCGTATCAGAGATGCGTTTGCTAAACGTAAATCGGCAATTACAGGAGTGTGACTATGGCCGAATACGATAAAACTAATCGCGGCGTCCTGTTCAAGAACAAGGACAAGCAGGCTGACACCCATGCGGACTGGAACGGAAACATCAATGTTGATGGTGCTGAGTTCTATCTCAATGCTTGGGTTAAGGAAAGCAGCAAGGATGGTTCCAAGTTCTTGTCGCTGAGCATCAAGCCCAAGGTTGCTGCGGCAGCCAACAAGATTGCACCGCCAGCCCGCAAGGCGGCTCCGGTGGCTGTTGATCTCGATGACGAGGTTCCGTTCTAAGAACCAAGAGTAGGCTGTCGCCCGAGCGTAATTGTGGCGATAGAGCCAGTGGGATCTCCTCCTCCTGTCCGCGACTGGCACCTTTTATGGAACCCCGCATGATTACAGTTGAACTCACAGACGCAGAAGTCATGGTCGCCAAGATGCTTGGTGGCCTTCGTTCTATTGTGGGACGGACTGCCGGGGTGGTTGACAAGAAGGTGGCCGACCTGTCGGGGCTGGCCATTGACGAAGACGGAATGATTGCGGAATACGCTTTCTGCAAGCATTTCAATATCTTCCCGGACATCGTACCCGGGCCTCGTTCGGGGTCTTATGATTGCATCTACAACGGCAGCCGTGTGGATGTTAAGTCCACCCGCTACCAGTCCGGCAGGCTCCTTGCCACGCTGAAAGACAATCCTGATGTGGACATCTATGTCCTTGCAATTGTCGAGGACAACAGGGTTTGCTTCCCCGGATACGCGAGGAAGTCTCGCCTTTGCTCCGAGGAGAACAAGGTGAACCTTGGGCGTGGTGTTGGCTATGCCCTTGAGCAAAGCAAGCTGTCTCCCTTTGCCTCCCCATCCAAAGCCGCCTAAGCGGTTACGCAGCCAGAAGAGATTGCAGGCCGCCAGAGATGGCGGCTGTTGCATCTGTGGGAACCCCGCAGCAGATGCCCATCATCTGCGGATCTTGGGCCATGGCAGAGGCCTCGGCACGAAGAATGGTGACGACTACACCATCCCGCTCTGCCGCGCCCACCACGATCAGCTCCATGGGTTCGGGGACGAAAAATTATTTCTTGACATGCACGGGCTGGATCCGGTAAAGATACTGGACGACATCAACAGGAGGATGAAATGAAATCACTGGACACGATGATGGCGCAAGCCACTGTAGAGAACATGATCCTTGGCTTTGTTAAGGATCCGCCGGACAGCGACTTCCAACTTGGCTATCTCTCCGCGTTGTCTGATGTCCTGTCCGACTTGGGCGGGGAAGATTACGCCGAGTTTGTATTCCTTTGCCGCCGCAACATGGGGATTGATGTATGAGCATCTGGTTTCTCTGGGCAATGACGGCATTGAATGCGCTGGCGGCAGGGTCGCTGCTCTCTGAAAGGGAATATGCCCTCGCGATCATGTGTCTCTGCTACGCTATCGCTACGGCAGCAATGACATGGATGGTGAAATGAGCAAGCTCGTTAAGTTCGCAAAGCAATACGCGCTGAAGCACCACGGCAATCAGGAGCATGGTTGCCTGAAGATCGGCCAGCATCTCGCTGATGTGGCCAAGCATGTTGCCAGCCACACAGACAATCAGGCGGTCATTGCTGCTGCTTGGCTACATGATGTGGTCGAAGACACCAAGGTCACAGTAGACAAGCTCGAAGACGCATTGCTCAAGCAGAAGTTTGACTACGATGACGTTGCCCTTGTCCGCAACATCGTATCGGCAGTCACTGACAAGCCCGGCAAGGGGCGCAAGGAACGTCACCTGAACACTTACTGGGGTATCCGTGAGTTCCCTCCTGCCCTGCTGGTGAAGCTCTGTGATCGCCGCCACAATCAGGAACGCTCCATCGCGCATGGGGAAATCTACGCAGCCATGTATGCTAAGGAGTATGACTACTTCAAGTTCGCGCTGTGGAAACCCCGTCAGTTTCCGGAGCTTTGGGCTGAATTGGATAAGCAAAACAAGAGGTTGCAGGAGATTGTCGGATGGTAAAGAAGGATCGGAACTATGAGCAAGAACTCGCGTGGCAGGCCAAGCCTGAACAAAAGAAGCGCCGGGCGCAGCGGAACAAAGCCCGCCGTCAGGCAATTGCGGAAGGCCGCGCCCACAAGGGTGACGGAACCGAGGTGGATCACATCGGCGCAAGTCGCACTGGTTCGTTGGACGGACTTCCTACGCGGGTGGTTTCCAAGCGTGTGAACCGGAAGAAGCAACCCAAGCATAAGGTGCAGGATGTCTGACATCAAGGATCTGGCCATCAATTTCGAGGCGGTGAAGATCGCCATGACGCAGGACAAGAATGGCCTCATCTTGAAGCTGGCCATTCACCCGTCTGATGCGCCGCAGGATCTTGTTGTGGCTCCTGTTGGCACGCGCTATATGGTGGCTGCCGTCATGCTGAACGATCAGGACGAACCCGTGAAGGGCGTCAAGAAGCGTGAGGCTGACACAGTCATCTCTATTGCCGGGGCCTTGTGCCGGAACGAAAGGTTCTGGGCTTGGCTTGAGGACACGGGGCTGGCGTCAGAACAATCTGAGAAGGCTGCCGTTGAGGCTGTGCGTGAGTTCTGCGGCATCAAATCGCGCAGTGAGTTCTCGACAAATGAGACGGCGCGTAATAAGTTCATGGTGCTGCGTGAGCAGTTCGAGGCCGACTACAAGAAGGGGAGAGTCGTATGAATATCCGTAACCTGATTTCCGAATACATTGCTTCGCATCGTTACCAGAAGCTGTCGAAGCATTCGCAGATCCAATACTGGACGGCACTGCGCAAGATCGAGGATGAGCTGGGCCAGCGTGATGTCACGACAATTCGCAGGTCTGACATTGTCCGCATCCATGACAAGATGGGCAATCTTCCGGCTGCCGCCAATCGCTTCGTCCGCATTGCCAGCGTCCTGTTCAACTACGCCGTTGACATGGACTACATGGCAGCGAACCCCGCCTTCCGCATCAAGCGTTATAAGATCAACGAGTGGACGCGCTGGGACATGGAAGAGATCCGCAAGGCTATCTTCTGCAAGGATGCGGCAGTCAGCACGGCTGTGGCTCTGGCCTTCTACACGGGGCAGCGCGAGGCTGACATCCTGAACATGAAGTGGTCGGACATCCGCAACGGCAGCATCTTTGTCAAGCAGGCAAAGACCGGGAAGGAGCTTGAGATCAAAATCGCCAAGGATCTTGAGAAGCGCCTCAATCGGCTTGACCGCACTGGCGACTACATCGTCAGCGGAGAGGTCAAGATGACGGGGCCGTGGTTCCGTAAGCGGTTCAAGTCGGCCACTCGCAAGCTCGGCATTGAGCGGACATTCCATGGAATCCGCAAGACTGTCGGTGCTGTGCTTGCTGAGAAAGGACGCAACACAAATGAAATCGCCGCCCTCTTGGGCCACAAGACCCTTGAGATGGCGGCGAAGTATACGCGGCAGGCAAACGAGACCAAGATGATCTCGTCCGCCGTGGATGCTTTGTCTTAGAAGACGCTTGGCGTCAGGTTGTCTTTCAGCTTCGCGTAGATCTGGTTCACCTCTCCGGTGATCTCCACGATCTGCTTCTGCATCTGTTGAATACGCACTCGCTTCTGATCCGCTGGAACACGGGGGTTTTCCCTAAGTTTCCGCAGGTCGGAAGCGATTTGATTTCTGCGATTGGCGAGCGCCTTCACGCGAGGATAGACCTTGAGTGCATCCTTATACTTCTCACGAGTCTCCTTGATCCGCTCTGGATCCCCTGACTTAACGGCAGCCTCCATCTCCTTGCCACGGGCGAGGATGTAGTTGGCATTCTCCATGTAGCCTTCAGTGATGATGCGGTCTGACACGTTGCCTACAAGCCTGCGCAGGATCGGCACGTTGTTCAGCTCAAGGTTTTCAAGATCCCCGCTCAGAGCCGCAGGGATCGTGCTTGTGGCCGTGTCCCATGTGCGCTTGACGAAGGCACCCGCCCCGCCGAGGAAGTAATCATACCAGTATTCCATCACATCCGGGCTGATGTCCACCATGCCGGGGACATACTCGCTGCCGCCTGTAGCGGAGTTCAGGAACTGCGCAAGCGACTTGAAAGTGGGGCTTGTGCTTGACCAGAATGTGTTGCTGTCTGCCTTCGGCACCGCACCGGGGAAAGCCTCTGGATAAATCTTCCGCCCGGTAAAGTCTTGGTTCAGATAGATGGAGACAACCGGGTCAACGACAGTCGGAGAGATTGCATTAAGGAGGTTCTCCGTTCCGCCAATCGGGTTGAACGCATCCACGAATGTGCCAACAATGTTGTTAGTCGCCTCAAGCGTGGTGTATTCACCGCGCAGCTTGCGCATCATTGTGCGGCCCAAATTGTGGACAGCGTTGTATCCGTAAGGCATCGGGATGGAGAGATAGCCGCGATCCCCCGTGATACCAATTGGATCCATGATGATGAGATTTGTCCGCAGCTTGTAATCTGGGATCTTGTCATAGATCTTCTTGCCGTCATCATCCTCCGGAGACAGCAGGGAGTTGAGGAGATCCTGCATCATGCCGAAGACCACGATCCCGCCAAGGATCTTGCGAACTTTCGGGGAGCGGGCAGCAGCCATGGCGATGGCGAAAGTTCCCTGAACTGAGGCGTTGAAGAACAGGTACAGAGAGTTCAACACCGGGCCATACTCACCACGGCGGTCAAAGTTCACTGTCAGGTTCTTGGCAGCCTGCGCCGCCCGGGCCTCAGAGAACCCATTCTCAATCAGGTTCTTGAACACGGACAGGCGGATGGCGTTTTCAGCCGCGCTGTTCATGTCAAGGACAAAGTCCCTGATGCTACGACCAGCCTCAAGCGCCCGAGAAGCATAGCTTCCTGTCGGCTGCTCCATCAGCTTGCCAATGGCAGCAATGCGCTCGCTGATACCGCTGATGCCAGCAATTCCAGCCGTCATGCCGCCAGCCCTCTTGAACTGCCGGAATGCGTCTTCCCATTTCCCCTT